ATGCGTTTATCGATGATGATACCTTAGTCGTAAAAAATGCCCTCGTTCCCATAACAGGTAAGGTTAAAATTGTTAATGCCAGTACGGGTATGATCGGCATTCCAGAATTTACAGAGTGGGGTATTAAAGTAAAATTTCTATTAGATAATCAAACAACCATCGGCGGCGGTTTGCTTATTAACAGCGAGCAGTATCCCGCAGTAAATGGAATGTACGTGATTTATAAATTGGGTTTTGAAATTGCCACGAGAGATACTCCCTTTTATTACATTGCGGAAGCGGCGAGGGTGAGAGCATGATAAGCGGCAATCAACCCGACATCGACCCTGCGAATAACGACAGCCTTGCGGGTACAATTCAATTCGCATTCTCAAAGCTATTGCAAGGCGTGAATGGCGTCCTTCCCGCGCAAGTCATTAAGTACGACCGCGAAACTAATCGCGTACAAGTGCAGCTTCTTATCTCAGTTGTGACGACATCCGGCGCAGTCGTAGCCCGTCCTCAGATTGCGAGTATTCCTGTATTAGTCTCAGGCGGCGGAAATACCTTTCTTTCGTTTCCTTTGGTCGCCGGTAATCTGGGTTGGGTAGTAGCGAATGATCGAGACATATCTTTATTCCTACAATCTTATACACAGACCGCGCCAAATACCGGCCGTATTAAGAATTTCGCGGATGGCGTTTTTGTACCCGATATCATGCACGACTATACGGTTGACCCTTCGGATGCAACCGCAGCCGTACTTTCAACAAAAGATGGCACAGTTAGAATTTCGGTTAGTCAATCCGGCATCAAGATTATTTCGCCTGGCGGTACAACGATCACGTCGCCCTCCATTGTATTGCAAGGAGATGTGACGGTTACAGGAAACGAGCATATAAATGGTAATCTAGTCGTGGACGGGATGAGTACATTGACCGGCGTAGTGACGATGCCGAATGGCGCGGGTTTCAGTGGATCGATTAACATAACAGGGCTGGGGATATTTCCCTTTATTATTAGCCCGTAGGAGGCATTTTGTTAACATTATCTGCTAATGTAAACGACAATATCCAGGGGGTCGCTTTTGACGATTTATATTTAGACCCCGATGGAAACATAACACTCGCTTTTGATATGCAAGCGGCATTGCAAGCTTGCGCTCAAGCAGCACAAACTCTATTAGGCGAACTGGTATTAAATATTAATGAGGGCATACCGTATTTTCAAACGGTCTGGATCGGTGTGCCTAATATCCAACAATTTAATGCTGCCTTAAGAAATGCGTTTTTGAATGTCCCGAATGTCGTCGAAGTTGTCTCATTGATTACGTCACGATTAGGGAATACATTAAATTATTCTGCCATTATCCGAACGACATTCGGGACAAGCGGACTTACAGGAGTAGTAGAGAATGCCTGATGTTTACAACTACATAGACGCAACGGGCGTTATTATTCCTGATACGGCCGATATTAAAGCGGCTGTCCAAGCGGAGTATGTAACGGCCTTTGGTAGCGATTTAAACCTAGAAGATAATACGCCTCAAGGTATTTTAATTACTGCGGAAACGTTGGGACGTGCGGCAGTTGCGGATAATAACGCAACCTTGGCAAATCAAATTAATCCGAACGAAGCGGGCGGCATATTCTTAGACGCCCTGCTTGCATTGCTGGGTAGTACGCGAACGGTGGCCACGCATTCAACCGTTCTATGTACCTTAACGGGGATTATGGGAACGAGGGCATTTTTTACGACTAAGGTATCATCATCGATAAACGCATTGATGCCGCCGAAAGAATTCAAAATATTAATTTGATTAGGTGATGCCCCCGAAAAATTATAATTTCCAATGTTTTTATCCGTGGCTTGAAAATTTAATAACGTGCCGGTGTCTTGAGCAATCTGACTAGATAACTGTTTTAAACTAACTTGTCCTGCTTGATTTCGCGCAAGGATATTTCCTTTGATGAAATTACCTGTCAGACATTTTAAAACTATTCCAATATCCGGCGGTTGCGTTATTCGCGAAGTTACAACATTGCCGCGATAAACAACGGCTGTCCCATATGACTGTCTGCCCGCTTCTAACGTAACTGTTTTTAATGTTCGATTACGATTATAGGGTGATGTCTCCGTTAAAATATAATCTTGAGTTTCTCGATCTAAATTAGTAAGAATAATTTCAGCTTCATTTTGTAAAGCATTTGCATATTTCGTTCCTGTCGCGGTAATCATTAACGGCGCAGAATATGTTTTAGTTCCGCCGCTCACTTGGATAGTCACATTAACAATCCGCGGATCAAGTGCGCTCATCATACGGCGGCTCTCGCTGCAATTAATTCTGCTTGAGAAGCAAATATTAAATACTGAGTATTTCCGAATTGTCGCCAATCGGGGTACTCATCGTTCATCGTGGTTATGAAAAAATTGCCATCTTCTAAATATGCATAAGGTATGATCGGATAGTCTGGAAGCGCACGCATTCCACTAACAATCGTAACGCCGTTACGAATAATCGTAACCGCCATTATCCCGTTACCAGGTATGTTTCGATCACTCGTTGCATGTATCCGAATATCATACTGCGAATCGTCAAGCGTAATTGAAAACGATTGATTAGGAATATTCGTGATCGGAATTTGTATCATCGCGTGACTCTCCGAGCTATGTTTTGCGCGGTTGTCGTTTGTGAAGCGGTTGCCGGACGACCTTGTTGCGTGCCTCGATTTGTCGTACTCGATCTTGCGGGGTTTCTAGGTACGACCGCAAATTTCGCCGTCACGGTGATAACTTCTTTCAAACTAAGTGCGAGCGTTATTGCATCGTACATAGTGGGATCTTCTTCATGTGGCAGTGCCGCGATCAACTGATTCTCATAAACACCCGACCGAGTTTGTACGATTAATTCTGTCGCATTCAAATAATATTGACGAATTTCTTTGTATACGTCTTGATAATCTGCGGACGATAAGACTAGCGATAAATCTATTTCAGTGGGCAGGATAATTCGATGATCCGTAATGATCGCGCCGCTTTCGACGGGGTGCTCCATTACTTTTGATTGTTCTTTCACGACGGCTTTAATTGCACGCGCTTCACGAAATAATTGATTATAATTTTCATCAAATACCGCAACAGTATCAATCCTAGAACCCAGAAGTAACGTATTGATAATACCGCGTACGCTAGACATTAATAAGCTTCCCCATTTGCAAATTGATTATTCGCTTGCCATATGTGCCGGCTCATTAATTCTTTTGTAAAGTCTCTTGCAATTCCCGACGCGTCATTTGCTTCTGTGTGAATAATAATATCGCCGGTATTAATATTCGAATTTCGTGCGAAACCTTGCGATAGAAAATTACTGGTTGAACTGCGAGAATTAAGGGGACTTGAATTAATAGAATCTAATAATGTTTGACCGCCTTCTAATCCTAAATTTAATTTTGTGCCAGACTTAAATAATCCTAATAAATATTCGGTTGCTTTAATCGCACCCGTCAATGGAAAAAATGCGAGTTCCAATGCTTTATAAATTGTCTTAGCAATGTCTTTTATAAGCGTTCCGAAGTTAGACCATCGTTTGCTTAAATCACCAATTAGAGATTGATTGCCTTCGAAATAGGCTTTTGCATCTTCATACGCAATGGCAAATAACGCGATCAATGCTCCAATGGCAGCGATGGTTAATAGTATTGCTGCGTTCGTTACCAAAAAGGGTAAAACCATAATACCGGCCGCAATACCTATACCAATGAAAGCGCCAATCACGAGATCTTTATGTCGAGTTATATACTGGATAAATGGGATCGCCGCTTTATATAACTCGGTAAAAATTGGGATGATGGTTTGCGCGATAGATAAATACAAACTACGAAATGCAAGCGATAATTCTAAATTCGCAATTTTATATTTATTCGAAATTTCAATATCTTTTTGGGTAATCGTGCCTAACTCTTGTTGACGTTTTATAACCGCTTCAACTTCTCGGCGTCCTTGTTGCAATAGTAAAATAGTGGATTCATCTATTCCTAACAATTTACCATAATACTGCGCTCGAAAATTTCCTAATCGTTTAAACGAATCGGCAAGTTGAGGGAGTAATTTTAAAGTCGTTGCTGCGCTAGTTCCGAAATGATGAGATAGACTTCGCAATGAGCTTTGAAACCCTTGCGCTGTTCCACCGCTTCTTTGCACTGCTTGGCTCCATGCGTCTAACTGACCGGCATTCACACCAAGCGCTTTTGAAACATTACCTAACTCGTTGGCATAGTTAGAAGCAGAAACAACCTCATGAAAAACTCGATAGGCGGCTGTTGACGCACCCACGAACGCAACCGCCGCTTTAGCGAGATCATAGAACGATCTATTTACTTTTTGGGTAGACGTATCTACTTTTCGAAAAGTTCCAGTTAATGCGTCAGACAGGGATTGTACGGCTTGTTCCGATTCTTTTGCGGCCTTTTTGACATCGGTACTGTCGCCTTTGAAGAGGATATAAAAAGTTTCTAAGATACTCATTTTTTACCTCCCTGTTTCTTCGCATGTTCCATAGCAAGATATTCGTTGTAGCGAGTTATCGCTATTATTTCCCACATATCTAAAGCATCTTCGAGCGTATATATCGTTCTTAACTCGTGGAGGGTTGCTTTTCCATCGGCGATGATTGCGCTGATAAACCCGTCAGTATTTTTGTAATCCATGCAGGGATGTTCTGGGCGGCATCTTTTAAGAAAGTCGAGGCTCGCCCGTCCCGAAAAAAACTGCAATTGTATTCCAACATCGCAGCTTCAATTTTTACTAATGTTTCCCAGCTACCCACTTGATTGTCGATTAATGCACTAGAGTTTAATTTAATGAGTACGTCATTTTTCATAACACCGACAAAACACATTAGCTTCATCATGATCGATTCATTAACTTTATAATCCCCAACTTTTGGCAAACCAGAGAGCGGATAATTAGAAATAATTTCTCGCCCTGCGATTGCTGGAAATTTTGAGATAATGAAAGTTTTATCGTCGATAATAATTTCTTTAGGTTCTAAAAAATCTAACATTATTATAAACCGCCTGTTTTATTTTCAAATGCAAACGCATAATTCTTACTCTTTAAACGACCTGCGCTTGATACGGGAGAACCTGGGATACCATCCGTAATCGCGCCGTTTGTTAAAAGAATCGGCGTACCATTCGGATAGGTCGCCGTCATCGTGATAATGTCTCTCGCCCCTGTTTTACCTTTTCCGACGCGATTTGCTTCTAACAATACCGCAAGGTTTAAATCAGCAAAACTTTGAGGGATGACATTTAAAGTCACAATGATAGGATTTGCTTTTGACCAAGTGATTAAATCGCCATTTAAGCCCATTGCTTTGTCGGCAATTTGCAAAGATGAGATATCCATTGCATCGGCATCATCGGCAAATTCCGTCAGCAATAAGCCGACGGGAAAAGTGTTGGACGCTAAAATATTTACAATTAGCCCAAAGCCAGAAATATTTACCATGTTAAAAATCTCCTTTTTATATCAGCGTATGCGTCCCAATAATTTTACGGATAACATCATCTTTACTGTAAATCAAAGTATACGTTACAACAAAAATATTCGGGCTTGGTGAGGTAACAATAGCATCTACCCAATACCCACTATTTTGTACTTGATACCAAGCAAGTGGGTCACCAGTTTCCGTTGTAATAAAGGTTTGTTGTAAAACAGTAAGAGGCTTGCCGACGCTGATTGTTCCATTAATTAAGGCTTGGTTAATAACGCCTTGTAAGATGCCTAATACTAGATTGCGACCCGCGTTATTCGCAGGGACTTGATTGACTGCTAACAATAAGTTAAGCAATGCAACCCCTGCCGCATCCTTAAGCCATATCTCATTGACATAAGCGGTCATGTCGATGATATCCGTAGATAACCCTTGCAATAAACCTTGTTGATAAAATGCAATGAGCTGACCGGCTTGTTGTGTCGCGCCGTAATAGTTCACTCGGATAGAATCATAGGCGTTCGCGGTTGAGTCATCAGTAACGCTGGGGGTTAAACCGGCGACTTGTTGATACTCATAGTTTTGGACGCTATTGACCGCGTTATAATTTGTCGCCGCTTCAATCATCATCGGGAACTGTTCGGGAAACTCAAGCGTGAAAAATGTCAATAGTGTCGTTACGCTGCCGCTTGCGGGATTCGAAAGCGTTAACCCCGTGGTTAAGACTAAACTTGTCACCGTGGTATTCGCGGGGATGTTCGTACCTGTTACCGGCATACCGATGGTAATGCCCGCATTGGATGACATCGCCGTAACGATATTTGATCCACTGGTTAACGTACCCGATTGACCAAATGAATATACAGGTGACGCCGTTAATGCAACCCCACCAATCGCAGCAACGGCGGCTTGCCATGTCGTAATATTTGCGGGAGTCACGGCTTGCGTATACATATAGGTGACATTTTGCAATTTATTCCAGGTCGCAGCGTCAACCATGTTTTGCATGGTAATACCTAGGTTCGTCATAAATAAGAATGAACCGAAGTTATTGGAAGCTTGCGCGGAAGCTGTCAATGTCTGGGTAATCGTTTCTATCGCTGAACCTTGAGAAAAGATAGAACCCGCGATGACATTGCCGTTAATAATTTGTTCTTGAGGTAACCAGCCCAGTAAGCCTGTACCTGTAATATCTGTACCACCGCCGCCCGTTTCGACATTAATCGCCGCTGCACCTGTTTCGCCGCCAGTTAAAACAAAACCGTTGTAAACGGTAGAATAAACAACTGTCGCACTCGTCCATAATGTGCCGCCGCCCGTTTGGGCTTGGATAGCATCTTCTATAATGGTAGCAACGGCGGCTAGAGAAGCTGCCCCACTAAAATCTAAGGCGCTTAATGTAAAAGTAAACGCACCCATCGTTAAGATAAAGGAACCTGCGGTTATCGATGTCCAGTTAGCTAATAAGGTTACGTTTTTAGAATTAGGAATAATAAGCGGCGCAACGGCTGCCACTGCCCATCTCGCAAATTGAAGGCTTGGCGGGGTCGTTTTGCTTTTCGAAATAAAACTAAAATAAAATGCTGCACGTAATGCTTCTTCGGAAGATGCCCCGAAATACGTTGCGACTTCTGCGGCACTCGTGAATGAAATCATTGTTTGAGGAGGTAATAAAACGTTACCCGTGAAAATTCTTCCTACTAGTTCACGGTTTGAAACAATCGCCGCGCCACCAACGCCCGACGTAATTTGCACATATCGCGTTAAACTGATTGCCATTTTCTATACTCCTTGTATGTCCAGGGCGATGGGTAATTGTACCATCGGCGTAATACTCACTCTACTAGCTTGATACGTTAACGTAAAATCAAATGATGGGGACGCTTCAAACTGATCCATATCATCTGTAAAATACGGATTCGTAATATCGATAACTCGTAAAATACCGACACCAGCGGCATTCAATATCGCAAGTGTTTTATCGGATTGCAGGATACTCGCGACTTCATTCACAAGATCGCTAGCCGTGTATTGATTCGGCGTAATGGGAAATTGTCGAACTAAAGCGGAGACTTGAAAAGTGGTTTCATAATATTGAGATTCAGTATGTACGATCTCGCCTTGCGTTTCGTTGTACTCATCGAAACGCCCTAGGAATCCATATCGTTTATTACTGACTTTAAAAAAATAAACTGTCGGGCTTGAATTAACGCCTTGCTGCGTCGGTTGATTAGATTGCTTGACGGTCACATCCATAAAACCATCTGCGATCAAACCGGCTTGAATGATCGGCAAAAATAAACGAATTAAGTCATTGTCGTTATAGGTCATGTGTCGGTACTCATAAAATTACCATTCCCGAAATTAACATAACTATTCCCCGTGGGTGATCCGAAGCCCCATATTCGAGACGCTTGCGTATCATCACCAATGTGTATACACAGAATGCCGTTCCAGCCGTCTAAGTGAAACCATTCGGTATTGCTCTCGCATTGATATCGCTGCCCGTTGAAAGCTACCTGATCGCCGGATACGTCGCGTGCGACATCAATCGTGTCGTTTGACGTATAAAAAACAAAATAATCTTTATTCCAGTCTAGTCCGTATTGCTCATAGAGCTTGCGCGGCACTGGCTGCCAACTGCCGTAAACAGTTCGCGGAGGGTTATACGTGGTTACGTCTTGGCCGATATCATTTTGCGTTCGACCGGCAAATTGATAATACGTTAGGGCTTGTTTCTGAATTACCGTTAGCGCCATGTTTAAAATATTTTGGCCTGGTATCATTCGTTTTCCACCGTATTGGTAAGCGTTTTGTACATTACGCCGGTGTCGATTAACGGCTTATCTAAATTTCCCAATGTCTTTTTATTCGCACGTTTTGCTAGACGTGCTGCAATGGTTCGGGGGCTTAATGGCGGAGACCAGATCGCCGATATGGTTTTTCTAATGTCTGCGGCTGCCCGTATGCCGATTGCTTCCATAACTTTATCTGAGGTTGAATTACCTTTTAGTATTGCTTGTGCGCCTCGCTTCGCTACGTCTTTCCATTCGGCGCTTTTTCTAGCCA